AAGATCATGGTGCTGGAAAACAAATTGAAGGTGCAGAAGTTAAAGGAAAAAAAGTTGTTGTAATTGAGGATTTAATCACAACAGGAAAGAGCAGCCTTATAGCAGTTGATGTACTGCAAAAGGAAGAAGTAAGGGAACTGAAAGCCGCCATTGCCGAACAGGCCCGCGAAGACGAACAGCCGCAGTCGTCGAATTTCACGCTGAGGAAGATCTTGGGCGGCGACATCCCCGCCCAAGCCGTAAGGGACATTCAATATACAGTTCATTATCGCCCACGAAATGTCACCGTGGCTTGCGTCTTCCGAACGGTCTGAAACATAAGTAATCTTCCCGGTTCCCGTAATGCGTTTTTTCACTGTCATGAAACTGGTTACAATATCATTGTCGCCACTGTCGAATTTCAAGCGACGTTTTTGAATTAGGTTTTGAGTTTTGAGAACCATCTCATTTTTCAGATCGGCGTTATAGTCCAACCCCTGAACAGTCGGATAAAACTTCTTAACTTCTTGGAACACCCCAGAACCCATCCCTGTTTTATCAATCACAATGCGCGACACATTGTAATCGTCACAAAACTGTTTGATTCGGCTTGCCTGTGTTTCGTAATCCATGCCATGAAAAGTTTGTTTGTGCAACACACGATAATCGCCGCCCTCCACGCGTGGCGGAGCAACAATGGCAAGTGCCGCACGGTCGCCGGTAAATGCCGGGTCATAACCCAACCAAACTTCCCGATTGCCAAAAGGCCGTTGATAAAATGGCTTGAAATCGTGCCATTCTTCCAAACTATCCACTTGGCAAAGTTGCAGGTCGGCAAATTTAAAGGCGGAACTGTTATCATCAGCAAATTGGCATAAATATAACTGTTCAAATTCAGCCTTACTGTTTTCTGCAATCAAATTGTTAATATCAAAAAGAGAACAGCCTCCCTCCATCGCATCATAAATACTTACAATTTGTTTCCATTGGCTATCTGCACAAAATTTCCCATTTTTTAAATTTTCATGAGAAATATCAATTTCAACTTTTTCTGATTTTGGTCGATCTCGATTGAAAGCTTTGCCAGAAAAAAAAGCATAAGCCGAATGGGCAATCGTAGAAGGAGTCGAGAAGTAAGTTTGACGATACATTTTTTGAGACGCCATAGCTGATGCGACTTTCCGCATTTCTTCAAATTTAGGGACCCAGAAAATTTCATCAAAATATAAATTGCCGTGGTACGATTGAGCCGTGGCGGAATTAGTCCCCAAGAAAATCAATTCTGCGCCATTGGGCAGTTTGATGGTCTCTCCTTTCAAATCTACATCGGCTGTTTGTTTGGCATAGCTCACAATATATGATCGGAACTGTAAGGCTTGTTTCTTACTGGCAGAAATAAAGATTTGGTTGTGGCCCGTTGTCAATGCATCCACGAAGGCTTCATGCGCAAAATAAAAAGTCGCACCGATTTGACGACTTTTCAAAATATTGCGAATCCGATGTTTCTTGGCATCATGCCAAATCCGTTGATATTGAAACATCCCGCCTAAAAAGCCATTAATCAGTAATTCTTCCTGTTCCTGACTAATAGCGTTTTGTTCAGGTTTGCGACGTTCCCCAGCATTACGGTTTTTCAATTTCGGATTCAGGTCCGTTTCATTTCCCTCACCAAAGGAATATTTTTTCACCCGTGCCATGCGTTCCATCTGGCGGGCAAGTAAATCAATTTCTTTGTAATCCGAACCGCTTTTATTGTCTTTTAGAATCAGCAAATTCAAACGGCTTTCAAGCGTGAGCTCAACCCGCCCGACAGGGGCGAAATCGTCCCATTTTTCCCTTTCCTTCCAACTGGCAATCGTCGAAGCGGGAATGTTTAACTGGCGTGAAATTTCAGCGATTTTATAGCCGCTAAAATACATCACCTGCGCTTGTCGTTTACTGTCTGCCGACACATCCGGCAAAGTCTGTTCAATTGTTTGTTCTTCCATTCGCTATCCTTTCTATTTACCAACGCATAATAGAAAGGCTAAGTGCGGTCGTCTTTCGCCCCAATTTGTGAGAAGTAAAGTAACAACCACAAGCAATAGACCGACTAAAAAAAGCCTTTCAGAATAATGGCAATCATTGAACCCACTCACCAAAAGGAATAGCCAATGGCAAAACAATCAAAATGGTTTGTGGTTGCAACAGAAGGCGCAACAACAGACGGTCGCACAATCAATCGCACTTGGATTGAGCAAATGGCGGCAAATTACGACCCGAAAAAATACGGTGCACGCATTAATCTTGAACACATTAAATGGCGTTATATGTGGAACGATGATCCGCACTCAAAATGCTATGGTGATGTGATTGGTTTAAAAACCGAAGAAAACGCTGAAGGTAAATTGCAGTTATTGGCGCAAATCGACCCAACGGACGATTTAGTGAAACTCAATAAAGACCGCCAAAAAATCTACACCTCTATTGAGTGCGACCCGAATTTTGCCGACACTGGTGAAGCCTACTTGGTGGGTTTAGCGGTAACGGACAATCCGGCAAGTCTTGGCACAGAAATGTTGGCATTTTCTGCCGGCGCAAGCGCAAATCCACTCAACAACCGCAAAGAAAAAGCTGAAAACCTTTTCACTGCCGCGATTGAAACCGAATTAGAGTTTGAAGACGTGAAAGAAAAAGGTTTATCTGTCTTTGCCAAAATCCGCGCATTATTTGCCGACAAAGAAAAAACCGACGATGAACGCTTTGCCGACCATCAAAAATCTATTGAGCTTTTAGCGGAACAAACCCAAAAAACATTGGAAAAATTGACCGCACTTTCCGCCGATTTGGCAAAACAACAAGCCGAATTCGCAGAAATGAAAGCCACCAATGAAAGCATTAAAGCCAAATTCACCACGCTTGAAAAAGCACCGCCCGCCGACTTCGGCAAACGTCCAATCGTTGCCGGTGAAGGTAAATCCGAATTTTTAACCGATTGCTAAAGGAACAACCATGCGCAACGAAACTAAACAGAAATTTAATGCCTATGTGGCGCGTGTCGCCGAATTAAACGGTGTAACCAGTAATGATGTGGCTGAAACATTTACCGTCACCCCAAGCGTAGAACAAAAACTGATTGAAAAAGTGATGTTAAGTTCGAACTTCTTACAGTGGATTAATGTCGTTCGTGATCCGTTAATGGAAGCGGAATTGGTCGGTCTTGAAGTGGCTTCCGCGATTGCAAGCACAACAGACACCAACACCAAAGAGCGCGAAACCAAAGACGTTTCCAAAATGACCGGTCGCAAATATAAATGCGAACAAGTCAATTTCGACACGCATATTCCATGGCCGAAACTGGACCAATGGGCGAAACACCCTGACTTCCAGAAAAAACTGGCGAATTTAACGCAAAAAACCATCGCCTTAAACCTCATTATGATGGGATTAAACGGCACAAGTCGCAGTGAAACCTCCGATTTGTCTTCAAATCCGAAACTGCAAGACGTGAAAAAAGGTTGGTTACAACAAATGCGTGAAGATATGCCGTCTCATGTGATGAACGGTGCAAGTACGCAAAACAAAATCAAAGTGGGTAAAGGTCAATCTAAAGACCACGGCTATGAAAACATTGATGCCTTAGTGCTTGATGCCGTCAACACTTTAATTGATGAAGTTTATGCCGATGACACTGAATTAGTGGTTATCTGCGGTCGTGAAATCTTAAATGATAAATACTTCAACATTGTTAACACGGATTTAAAACCGACGGATGACCTTGCAAGCCAAGTGATCATCTCACAAAAACAAATCGGCGGATTAAAAGCGATTCGCGTGCCGTTCTTCCCGAAAAACTCAATCCTGATCACCCGGTTGGATAATTTATCCATCTACATTCAGGAAGGCTCAATGCGCCGTTTCATTAAGAACAATCCGAAACGCAACCGCGTAGAAGATTACTTGTCGCAAAACATCGACTACAAAGTCGAAGAATACGGTTGTGCGGCATTAATCGAAAACATCACATTCGAAGATAAAGAATAATGGCTGAACGTCTCTCACCCGCACAAATCCATCTTCGTACCGTCTCCCCCGCCGTGGCGCCTGCCGCGGGAACCCAACACCCACGCGCGGTTACCCCCCAATAA